GTTGGTTGGAGAATATGCTGTTTTTAGCTTGCTTACCTCAAATGGTAAACCTAAACCAACATTATTAGTATTGGGAACTATGGTTTCATCCGTATCATTAGAATTACCATTTCCAAATTGAATTTGTAATGTTGTATCATCTAAAAATCTTGTAGCAAACCTACGTTGTACTTTTTTTAATTGTAAAATATAAGGTGTATCACTATTATCAGAAACATTATTAGGATCGTTTACATTAGTATTTTTAATATTATCATAAACAGATTCTTCTCCTAAATAATCTACTTCATACCATTTATTTCCATCTGAATCAGTAGCATCTAAAATATAAGCTACATTTTTACCTGATAATTCTACAGTTGGGAATTCTTCATATTCACCAAAACTAAAAGTTATTGATTTTATTTCTCCTGATATAGCTTTTCTTTTCTTTTTTAAAAGGTAATAGGTAGGTAGGTTAGCTGATACTTGAGCTACTGTAATTTCGGTTGGGTCAAGTGAGGATGAGACTTTAAAGTCTACTAAATCCTCAACTATAAAGTTATAAGGGGTTCTTGCTATAGAAGATAACTGAGTATTTTCTAAAATTTGAACAGCATAATCATAATCAGGAACTGTTGATCCACCATTTACCTTAGCAGGTAATAATTGAAAAAAGTCTACATCTACAGTTGATAAACCTGTTGTTTTAGGTTTATACCCAAACATATAAGCTAAATTAAATAAGTTATCTGTTTGACGAGCATATTGTAGGAATGTCTCTTGAACCTGATTATCTAAATAAAAGGATAAAACATCCCCTACATAAGAGGCTTGTTCCATAAACATCATACCAGGTGATGCAGAGGAAAAGTCTGTGTAAGTAGTAGGGAAGTATGTTTTAGAGAAATTTACCAATTGGTCTCTAAAATCACCAAAGTCCTTACCTAAATAATTTATATTTCTTTTAACTTTAGCCATTATGAAAAGGTTAATTCAATTTTATCCTCTATATTAGTACTTGGTAAAGCATAAGATAAAGATAAGTTAACTTCATTTTGATCCTCATTTCCTGTAATATCCAAAGAAACTATATTAATGTCTGGAATATAGTTTGTTATTTGGGATTGTATGCTTTCTTCTAATCCCTCTAAATTTTGGGATGATATTTGTTCAAAAATAAATTCTCTTAAACCTATTCCAAACCCAGGATTACCTATTCTTTCCCCTTTATTTGTTAAAAATACATTTAGTAGATTAGCTTTAATAGCATCTTTTGTTTGATAATTAGATCTAAACACACCAGGAGCATTAAAAGGTATATCCACACCAATAGCTACCCTTGGTTTTAAGTCATTTGGGAAAATTTGTTTAGAACCAAAAGCCATAATTATCTACTATTCATTAATCCCATTATTTGATCCATTGATACATTTCCTTGAGGTAAAGCACCATTTGGGCTTGTTGTATCTGTAGGTCCATTCATTTGTAAAGGCATACTATTAGTATTAGCTGAAAGTGTACCATCTTTACCTGGCATCATTCCTCCTAAAACATTCATATAATTTTCTCTAATCTCTTCTCTAGTTTTTGTTGCTACTGGGTTAGTAGGGGATGGAGGTGCTACATTCGAATTTGTAGATTTATATTCTGAAACTACTTGTTTAGGAGAACGAACTGCCTCCAAAAGAATATCTTTTAGTTCTTCTTGGATTGCCTCTCTAACTGCTTCTTTTACTATTGTTTTTAATTGGCTTACTTTCATATAATATATGATTTGTTATAAATATTGGTTTATTAAGCTTTTAAATCGTTTACTTGGATATAAAATGCTAATTCGTTTAATAAGATTTGATCTGATGAACTAAATGAAGAATCTCCTTTTAATAATGTTACTCCATCTTTATTTTTAGCTATGGCTTGTCTTCTTTGTATGGTACCTACTTTACCATTTGGGTCTGTTATTACATCTAAAAGAAAACCATTTACCTCTCTTAAGGAACCTTCACCATCATTTTCTGCTTCTTTAGTTGCTTCTAATAAGTCAGCAGATAGTTGTTCTCCTCCTTCAATATCACCAGCACAAAAGGCTATTACTCCATCTAATGAATTTAAAAGTTTAATGGCTAAAGCTAATATAGATTGTAACATAGCTAAAGCAGCTAAAACGGGTAAAGTAAATCCTATAAATTTAGCTAATAATCTATCTATTTTTTTAATGGCTTCTTGAATTTTATTTAAGAAAGAAGCAGGTACAGAAAATATAACACCAATTGGACCAGGTCCACCAATGGTTGTTGGGATAGGAATGTTAATTAATACGTTTGCTAATGCTCTAAAAATAGAAACAGTTCTGACTGTGGTGTTTACTGATTTGGTAGCTGAATCTATTGTTTTATAGATATTATTTAGTTGTCTTACTAATTGGTTTTTCTTTTTAACTGTTTCATTAATTTTACTTTGGGAGGGACATTTAATCTCATCTTTTGCCCCATTTAAAAAATCTCTTAGTCTAGAAATACCATATGTTGCTAATAAAGTTAATACAATAGGGATAATTGTATCTTTAACTTTTTTGTATTGGGATAATACTACATTTTTTAAAGCTTGACCTCTATCTTTTTTAACTAATTTTTTTATTTGTTGGGTTTCTTCTTCAATACTATTAGAAAGTATAGATTTTTCTTCTTTTAGTTTACTTTCTTTAGATATTAAGGTTATATTATTTAATGTGGTTAAAATAGATCCATCACCTGCTACAATGGGTTGAGTTTCCATTGCATATCCTTTCTTTTGATATCTTAGATTATAATCTATATAATAGGATTGACCTGTTTCTTCATCAATTTGTAATTTAATATCAAATTTAAATTTACCTTGATTATCAGTACGAGTTGATCTTAAACCTAAAGCAGATTCTCCTAACCCAACAGATACTTTTACTTTTTCTAAACTTTTGCCTTTATCTTGAACCCTTCCACTTACTGTAAACTTTTTAAATACAGGTGGAATACTTTGGTCGATATTTGGGTTTATAATAGACATTATATTGTTTTACTTACTTGTGATAATAAAGACGGAAGTTCATTTTTAATATCCTCTAAATTGGATTTAACAACAGGAGATATTACTGAGATTGTAGGGTGTGGACCTGTTTCTATATTACCAGATACATCTATTTTTGTTTGGGTTGCTTGTTCCAATACATCACATAGAGCGATAAGATTTGAAAGTAGCACTTCGAAACGATCCATAAAAGCATTTCCTTTTACTAATGCTTCTTTAGCATCAGTATTTCCTAACTTAACAAGATTTCCAACTAATGTTATATTTTTATTAGAAGTTAAACCTATATCACTTTGTGAAGATAAAGATATATTTTTCTGACTACTCATTAATATACTATCAGTAGCAGCGTTAAATACCAACCTTCCACTACTTAAAAGTATTTGATTTGATGTATACAATCTAGGAAGTTGTGGTGGTAGTGTAAAAGCTGAATAGTTTTCTGATGATGTAACTATTGGGATTTTTTGGTTTGAAGTTAAATAGATAGAAGATTTATCTTTATTTATATCTTCAGTTGTTGGTAACCAACCCTGTTCATCACTATCATCTGGTTGGCCATTTCGTATAATAGTAATAGGATTACCATTATTCCCAAAATTACTCCAATTATTTTTGTATTCAGATGTAGTTTTTGAAGTATTACCTAATCTAATAGAATTTCCAAATCTACCTTCTACAATGACATCACCTGCAAATGGTAAAAGGGGTTTGATATTAGTTTTTTCTACAAAAGTTCCCCCACTTTCTCCATTCAAATCAATTTCAGTGGAATTATCAGTTACTCTTCTTACTAACCCACCTTCTATTTGTTGGTAATCATTAGTTTGAGAAGGAGGGATATTACTATCCTCAAAAGGGGAGGGATAAGCATTATGGTGTGGGTGATTCCATAAAGAAACTGTATTTAGATAATATGCTTTAAATTGTGAATTATTTTCATCTAACTTATTATCTGGGAGTAGAAATATTATTACTAACTCATTTACTAATGGGAATTGTTTTTGGGAAGATAGTAAAGGATAAGCATATTTGGGGGATTGGTTGGATCTAGTTGCTTGATTATCAACATATTCATATTTAATAGCTCCTATACCATTAAATCTATTTGTAATATCATGTATATCAGATTTTTCATCCAAATTGATATCCAATACCCTACCAACAAACATCTGTTTAGTGTTTTGGAGTAAAGCATTTAATACTCCTTCACTATTTATTCCGTTTTGGCTTTTTATTAACCCACTATACCCAAATTCAGTTGGCATTACTCTTTATCTTCTTGAGATGAATTTATTTTTTCAATTTCTTCCATTAATTGTTCTTTTTCTTCATCCGTTAACATTACACTTTCTGAAGAAGCTGAATTGTTTAATGCTCTTTGAACTATAGTAGCCATTTTAATTAATTGTTCATCATTTTTAACCCCTATTTCCATATATTCCTTAATAAGGGGAACAATCAATGTAGCATCACCAATATCAGAAATTAAAGGTTTTAATTCTGAAATTAATCCTGAGATTTGTTTTTGTTTTTCTTTTTGG